GTTTTGTAAGGCATAGGAAATGAAACTACATAGTCTCGTTGATGACATATATTCTCAGCTGTCAGGATTATCTGAGGGTAAAGAGTTTAATTTAAAAGAAGAAGATCTAGATATGACCATGAGTCGTATTAAATCTTCAATCTTGGAGTGGTCTAAACCCTCTGAAAGGAATGCTGAGTTCACTTTGCGAATGTCAAATATTGGCAGGCCTTTGCGACAGCTATGGTATGAAAGCAAAGCTGAACCAAGATCCCACTCTATAGGTGGTGCAACTCAAATTAAATTCTTGTATGGTCACATACTTGAAGAAATAGTGCTGATGCTTGTACGTGCTGCAGGATATGCAGTGACTGACGAACAAAAAGAAGTAACCGTGAAGGGCATCAAAGGCCATATCGACTGTAAGATCAGTGGTGAGGTGGTCGATATAAAGACTGCTTCTCGTATCGCTTTCAATAAGTTTAAAGAAGGTCGTCTAGCTGAGGACGATCCTTTTGGGTATATGTCGCAGCTTGCTGGCTATGAAGAAGCAGAGCATACAGAGGAAGGGGGCTTTCTTGTTATTAATAAGGAGAGCGGTGAGCTTTGTTTTTATCAGCCCGAAGACCTAGACAAGCCCAACATAAACACGCGCATTAAAAATATAAAAGATGCATTGAAGCTAAGTACACCACCACCTCGCTGCTATGAGTCCGTGCCTGACGGCAAGAAAGGTAACATGAAATTAAATAAAAACTGCAACTATTGTTCTTACAAGTTTGATTGCTACGCGGATGCTAATGGTGGTCAAGGACTGCGTGGCTTTAAGTACTCAAACGGTATTACGTATCTAACGCATGTTGAGGTTGCTCCGCGAGTAGAAGAATATGAACCGAAAGCTGTCTAAAAAAATAAATAAAAAAACAATAGACATTTTCCTTCAGTGGCTAAAGACTGTAGTTCCAGAAGAAGAGGCCGCTAAGATATCACCCAAAGACTACAAGTCTTACGTTCCAGAAAATGCTTACTATTGGAATCAAACAACTTTAAAGAATTCTATGTTTAGTCCGCGCTGGATAAAAAGAAAACTAAAGCATAGATTAAAAAATGACCCGCTGCGCGACGTGGAGTCTTACAATTTAACGGACTTCAAATGAATGGAAATATATCTATTGAAGTACTTATCTGTCTCTGCGCTACCAGCATCATAGAAAATAAATATGTTGATGATGAAATGTTACTGACTGTCTATCAAGCGCTAGAAATATATTTTAACGATAAAAAGATAAGCGAGACAATACATTGAAACCTAAAATAAAAAGCGGTGTAAGAACACGTAGAATAAAGCGGCCTCAAGAAAAGAACCTTGTTGTTGGCTACGATTCTAATTGGGAGTATAAGCTGCACTCAACTATTCTTAATGATTGGAACTTCCATACAGAGAAGATTCAGTACATTGTTGAACACACTTACAACCCTGACTTCATTAAAGATATCGACGACAAGAAAGTATACTTAGAAGCGAAGGGGCGCTTCTGGGACCACAACGAATATAATAAGTATGTGTGGATTGCGAAAGCACTACCTGATAATGTAGAGCTTGTCTTTTTGTTCGCCGACCCAGAAGCCCCTATGCCTCAAGCAAAGCGTCGTAAAGACGGTACAAAAAGATCTCACTCTGAGTGGGCATCTTCAAAAGGGTTTAGATGGTTTTCAGAGAATAGCATCCCTGATGATTGGATAGACATAACAAAAAGAAATGACGATGAAGACGGATAGAAAACAAGAAAGAACAAACAAGTTTAATCGTAAAAAAAAATTTAAACGAAGGGGAGAAGCACCTCCAAAAAAGAATAAGAGGTACTACATAAATGAAAATTAGATTAATATTTTTATTGTTAGTTGCTGGTTGTGCTACTGAGCCTGACACAAGAATATGCGCTGACTATGCTTCACATACTTTTGTGAGAGAGAAGTGCATACCTATGTATGGTTCTTTGATTTGTGTAGATCAAGAACATACACATGTGTTTTGTAAACGATACGAAGAAGAAAAAAAGGGGGAGGAAGAAGAATGATGGATGCTTATCAACAATACATCCACAAATCTCGATATGCTCGTTATCTGCCAGAAGAGCAGCGGCGAGAGACTTGGGAAGAGACTGTCAACCGTTACTTAAATTATTGGGTAGATCGCGTAGAGCTAAACGAGTTTGATCAGTCAGAAATATTTAATTGTATTTACGAGTTAGATGTTATGCCGTCGATGCGAGCATTAATGACGGCTGGCGAAGCACTTGATCGTGACAATGTAGCTGGCTTTAACTGTAGCTACTTACCCATTGATCACCCTAAAGCGTTTGACGAGATGATGTACGTCTTGATGTGTGGTACAGGCGTAGGCTTTTCTGTTGAGCGTCAATACGTAACTAAACTACCAGAAGTAGCAGAGGAATTTCATGACACCGATACCGTTATACACGTCGCCGATTCTAAGATTGGCTGGGCTAAAGCCTACAGAGAACTTATTAGCTTGCTCTATTCGGGTCAGCTTCCAAAGTGGGACGTATCTAGAGTACGACCTGCAGGGGCCGCGCTTAGAACTTTCGGCGGTAGAGCATCTGGTCCAGAACCTCTTGTCGATTTGTTTAACTTTACCGTTGAAGTCTTTCGGGAAGCTCATGGCCGTAGGCTCTCCTCAATTGAATGCCACGATATCTGCTGTAAGATTGCACAGATCGTCGTCGTTGGCGGCGTCAGGAGAAGCGCTCTCATCAGTTTGTCTAACCTCACTGACGACAGACTCCGAAGATGTAAATCGGGCGAATGGTATGTTGACAACCCACAACGCGGTTTAGCTAACAACTCTGCGTGTTATACAGAGAAGCCAGACTTCGAGGCTTTTTTAAATGAATGGACAAGCTTATATGAATCAAAATCAGGAGAGCGGGGTATGTTCTCTAGAGTCGCAAGTCAAAAGCAAGCTGCAAAGAACGAGCGACGAGATGCTACCTATGATTTTGGAACTAATCCATGTAGCGAAATCATCCTCAGACCCTATCAGTTCTGTAATTTATCAGAAGTTGTTGTCAGGCCTTCCGATACTTTGTCAGACCTCAAACAAAAAGTACGTGTTGCAGCTATCCTTGGAACTTTACAGGCTACCCTAACTGACTTCCGATATCTTCGTAAGGTGTGGAAAAACAACACAGAAGAGGAGGCCTTGTTAGGCGTTAGCTTAACTGGCATTATGGATCATCCAACGATGTCTGGAAGGAGAGATAAAGGTGTACTTAAAACTTGGCTTACTGAACTACGTCAAGAAGCTATCGAGACGAATAAAAGATGGGCTAAAACGCTTGGTATTAATATTTCTACTGCTATTACTGCTGTCAAGCCTAGCGGCACTGTTAGTCAACTTGTTGACAGTGCGAGTGGAATACATCCCCGATATTCATCTCAATACATTAGAACGGTACGCGCAGACTCAAGAGACCCTTTATGTGCCGTCCTTGAGGCCGCAGGAGTCCCTGTAGAGGACGATTTAAGGTCACCCAGTACCAAGGTATTCTCCTTCCCTATAAAATCGCCTGACGGGGCTGTGACGGCCTCTGAGATGGGTGCTATCGAGCAGTTAGAACTGTGGGAAATTTATCAGGATTTTTGGTGTGAACATAAACCGTCAATGACCTGTTACTATCGTGACAATGAGTTTCTTGAGGTTGGTCAGTGGTTGTACAATAAGTTTGATAAGATTAGTGGTGTAAGTTTTTTACCTTACTCTGAACATACGTACAAGCAAGCACCTTATCAGCCTGTTGATTTAGAGACTTACGAGAAACTAAAAAAAGATTTTCCTACAGAAATAGATTGGAATATTTCAGAAGAGTCAGACATGACTGAAGGAAGTCAACAACTAGCATGCACTGGCAATAACTGTGAGGTTTAAGGGGGGAAGATGTTAGATCCTGATAATATTTTAAATACTATGCGATCTTACTATGAGGCAGATGTAAAGAAACATGTGATGGCTATTGAGGTTATTATCAGTAACCCAATGGCCTTCCATGATCATGATGCCTTTTATGAAGCCATTGAAAAACAATTAAAACTATTGATGGAGTCTCAGGATTATCTTGAAGGTTTGGATATAGTTTACGACCATATGAGATAGCCGTATGAGGGAGGGAACAATAATCGGGTTTCGTATTATTGTTGATGCTGATGGCATGCTCATGACTGAGTTTACTGAGCTTCCTGATAAAGACATAAAAAAAGTCTTTAGACAAGAAGAGAATCAGGTGTTAGTTAGAGCGGCCATCAGATCTTTTAAACAAATTACTGAAGATATACACACTAAACTCGAAAAAGAAATAGATGCTATCAACAGGGTTTACTAACTTTCATAGAGGAAGCCACTAAGCCGCCCCGATTAGAGCGATGACGCGCAGTTTTCTTTGCAATCTTTTTAGGCTGCTTAGAAAACTGTTTACCTTTTTTTGTATCTTCGCGTTTCTTTCTAGAAGTGGCGGCATATTCTGCTGAAGATAAAGACTCTCTAGCCCTTCTTGGAAGATAACGCTCACCAGTAGCTTCTGAACCCTGTGTAGAAGGCTTACCAGACTTGGTTCCCCAATCTTCTTTTGTCCAATCAGCTAAAGACTTTTGAGTTTTTTTCATTATAGCTTTCCTTAATTTTAAACAGCCTTGAAGTACATTGTGACTTCAAAACCAAGACGGATCTTTTGATAAGTAGGTTTAGTCCACATACAACTATTTCCTTTAGTTTAAACTGTTCTTTGGTGCTGTCTGCGTATGGCTTCTTTGCCTCGCCGCGCTATT